CAACGTCCTGGGCTAACTTTGACCCTGTTCAATACGAGTGGAAGACCATGTTTGACACATACGGTAAGAAGCGGGATGAAGCAGGTTACCTGCCTTTATCCTACTACAAACTGAATGTGTTCAAACTACGTTATAAGCCGGTCTACTACAAGAATCCGACGCCAGGGTTGGCACTTAACGACATAGTCGGTATGTGCCCTACCACAGCGCCAGTTTCTTTGTCTCACCTCTTCTTCTCCGGGCTCCCAAGTTTGGATAATATCGCTCTACAATTGTTAGAGCGTACTAATCCATTCCGTTCGGTATATTCTGTACCGACGAACATTGCGGAGCTCGTAGATTGTGTAAAACTCCTTCAAAAGTTCGGTAACTTAGTGATCGCGGGTTTGGCTGGTGCTCATCTTCGTAATGAATTTGGCATCAAGACAATCCAGCGGGACATTAAGGAACTCGACAAAATCCTTAAGCATATACGCAAACGAATTCTCGAAATGCGTCGCTTATGGATGAAGGGCGGATTACACCGGCGGATCCCCTTATGGAAAGGCTCTTTAGAGAGTCCCCCCCAGACTGGGGTTTCTATCGCTCAGTTGTCCACTGTGTTTAGGTATGGGGATGTTACAACCCAGACTAAACTAGAGTACTTCGGAAGCGTTAGATGGTTTCCGACGCTGAAACTTATTCCAGCGCCAGATCCCATTGCTGAATTCCAACGTGCGGCGAGGATATGCTTGGATATGGAACCAAGCTCAATCGGTTGGGACACTCAATGGAATTCCATTCCATTTACGTGGCTCATCGATTACTTCACGAACGTTGGGCTGATTTTATCGGCGTCCAAGGGGCGACAACTTGTCACTCCTCGGTACATTACGATAAGTCAGAAGCAAACCACCGTGAGGCGAGCCGTGGATACCTCGGGTACACCTAACAGTTCTGGTGGGTCCTATCGGGCCACCCAGGTTACCGTCGAAAGGTTTGTATACCCGGATAACTACGGAGGTTTTGAAATCACTGTTAACTCGTTACTCAATGAGTTCCAGTTAACAAATCTAGTCGCTCTTCTGTTATCACTTCAGAAGAGGATATAGGACAATAAGATCCTACGAACTAGATTCACCAATTCTCCCTTTATGTGTGTTTAAGGAGCAGATATGGCTTTCGCCAATCCACAGACTGTCACCATTGGTGGCACCGCTCATTCTTTGAAGCGGATCAACCAGGACAATTTTGGCGCTGTCTATCAAAAGATAGCTACAGGGCTTACTATTGTCATGACCGTTCGGCATTCTTACGAGAGTAAGAAGGCTGACGGTAGCCAGATCATTCGACATAACGTCGATCTTACGCAGACCACTTACGACGTCAACGGTAAGGCTGAGGTAACTCAGGCTTATGTTGTTGCTCGTTCGCAGGTCGGTAAAGATCCGGTTGTTGCGACCAACGTCCTCGACGCACTTGGTGTGCTCGTGGATGCGCAGTCGGCCTCCATTGTTGATTGGGACTCTGGTCCGTAAGGACTAGATACCCGCCCAAAGAGGAGTCTTTGGCTACTGGCGGCTAGGAGACTTGTCATGATGACAGATCGCAATAGCCTAGTAGCACACACACGTGCCTACTACCACGCCATGTTTAAAGATATGGAGTGGTTGTATGGTACCCGGCAGAGAGAGCTGGAGCGAGATCGCACCCATCTCTTAGCTGTCCTGGAAGATCACGGGATGAGAATTCCCTGTATAGATCTTCCAGCCGTCGCCAAGCATTTTGACAAATGCTTGGATGAAGGCTTGTACGTACCTACTCGTCTACCGCTTACGCGGTGTAAGAGCAAGGCGGTTAGGGTTCCCAAGTTTCTTGGGCACCTGTACCTACAAGTCTTTCATAATGACGGAACGCTTAGGACTGATGCCTCTATCGAAGCTATCGTAGCGATACGACAGGTGTACTTGGGGCTCAAGAAACTTGAACTCCCTTGTACTGATAGGAGCATCCAGGATGAAATCCAGACCTTTCTGGAAATCGAAAAGAGACTACGTCCGGCTTCCAATGATTGGAAGCAGCTTGATGCTTGGGTTAGTTATCCTTTTTGGATCGCTAATTCCAAGCCAAGGGACGGCCGAGGTCGATTCTGCAAGACGCCTAGCAAGGCTCTGCAGAAGAGGCTTCGACTATTGCACCATGTGTGCGATATCGTCTCGGTCCTGTTCGGGGATACTCACTGCGAGCTCCCCGGAGAAGTCCCAAAGCACGGTCCTGGCGTTGTCTCAAATCTCCAGAGGGGACAGGATAAATACTCCTTTCCCGCCTGGAACGAGAGACTCGAGGCCGTCTTCCCCTACGATCTCTATGCAGTGGCCAACCACGGCTTACTGTTCGATGATAGTAGAGACCTGCTTGGGTCTGAAAATCGATCCAAGCTCCTATGTGTCCCCAAGACTCTCAAAGGACCAAGGCTCATCGCCGCGGAACCCGTTGAGAATCAGTGGACACAGCAGCTGGTGAAGAGCCAGCTTGAGAAGCGCTTACGGCTCACGCCGATTTCGTCTTCGATTGACTTTTTCTCGCAAGAGAAGAATCAAAAGAAAGCGATAGAAGGATCTAATGGTGGTAACCTAGTTACCATCGATC